GTGTATTCCACCTCGCAGGCCTGCGCCTGGGCGTCGGCCAGGTTCGTCCAGGGCACCACGCCCGGTTCGCCGGCAAGGATGGCCCCGGTCGTGTAGCGAACATGGAATCCAGAGATCGCGACGCCAGGACCCTCGTATGTCCAATCCACCGTGACCACCCGGCTGGTCGTGTTGACATCCACCGTGACCTGCGTGGGCGCGTTGACGTACTCGTAGGCGTTCCGCAGGGACTTGAGCGTCACCTTGACCCGCTGGATATCACCGATGGGCCTATCCGTCTCAAAGCCCGTCACCGTCCACGTCGCGACCGGGCCGCGGGCGTCAAGGGCAGTGACACCCCAGGACGTGCCGGCGGGACCGGCCAGGACTGCGACCGTGATCGGCTCCTGTGACTGATAGGCGGTCTCCAGCATCTGGTAGGCCGCATCGTCGGGGTCCATCGCGATATCGATGCTGATCACCGGCTGATCGAAGTAGCAATCTGTCTGCTCGTAGCCGCCGCAGGAGCGGTTGGTGACATCAACTTCCTTCTTGCCATCGTTGCAGGTGACGTTGCGGATGATCTTCGCCTCGACCCAGCCGGGGTTCTTGAGGAGGGCGTCGGCCGTCGCGTTGACAAAGGTTTTTGCTTCGCAGCCAAAGGCGCTCATGTTGTGACCCTCACCGACTCGCTCCAAATTGCAGGCAGTTCCGTCAGCACCTTTTCAAACGCCGGCTCCATGTAGGGCCTGGGCTTAACCTCGATGGGGCCGGACTTTTGGTACAGGAGCTTATTAAGCATCGTGGAATAGGCCGCTTGCCTGGGCGTCCTGATCCTGGCGTAAGTCACAAGCACGTTGCCCAGGTTGGTGCCCAGGACCATCTTGGTGGTGCTATGCTCCGGGGGGCCGATCTGGATTTCACCGCCGTCGCCGACGTGGCGCTCGCGGACGCGGTGATCCTCGATTCTCTCCTCGCCGCCGTGCTCCAGGATGCCCGGCACCGGCACAGCGCCGCCAAAGCTCTCCGGGCCGATGAGGACCGAGTGAAGCTCGGGGCTGTAAACGAAGAAGATGAACCGCTTGAGTGTCCCGAGCCTGTTTGTCGGCGGACTGCCCGGCTCCGAGACATCTTTGCGGCGGCGGATGCTATTCCGCGCGGCGGTCATCACGTATGCGCCGAACTTTGACAGCACGGCCGCGGTGCTGGCGTCGACCTGGCTCAAGATGCCAGGACGGTCAAAGAAGAACCGGCACGAGCCTATGGCCCGTCCGTTCTTGCCGCCAACATCTCCACGCATCCATGCCATGCTTCACCTTGCTCGCTTACATCACCATCTTGTAGGTCAGCGTCATTACGCTGACGAACAGGTGCTTTTCCCGAAGCTCCGCCACCGAATACAGTGTCCGGTGCTCGGTCCGCCACCACATAGCTGAGACCTCATTGAGCCGCCGAAGCCGGAAATACTTGCCGATCTGCTCGCACAGCGTCAGGAGCGGCGATATGCTCGCGGCCGTCCAGTCAGCAATCTTCTGATGGACGGCGATGTCGATATCGAAGCCATTCATCGTCTGGCTGCGATTCTCCGCCTCCTCGACCCTCGCCTTGGGCACCACCGACACGTGCAATGTGCCCAGGTCTTTGAGGTCAAAGAGGGGCACGTAAAGCTGCTGCGCGGTGAACGTCTGATTGAACGTGCCCGCTGGGGCGCTGTTCAATTCCGTCGTCACTGCCGCCGCGATGTCGTCAACTGTGCTCATTGACTAAGTAGCCCCATCAATGCCTGGTAGGACGGGTCCGCCTGGAAGTCAGCTACGATCTCCTGCGCCAGTGCCGGGTTGTTCTGGACGATGGCCGAGAACCCGCTGATGGCGCTTTTGAAGAACGAGGCCGACGCGCCGATCTGCACGGTGCTGATCTCGGAGGGCGTCAAGTCCCTGGTAAGGGCAAGGAGCGAATTCGCCGCGTCAATTCTGTCTTGTAGGCTCATTAGGCACCAACCCTCATGGCTCGCGGAAGGCCCGCGATATTGGAACTGTCGCCGATGACATACCCATGCTGCTCGGTAAAGGTCGCTTCACGCCGCATCTGTCTAATGCGAGTGTTAGCACCAAAGGTGATGACCGGCCCGACGTACAGCGATAGCGCCTTATAGTTATCCACCGGACAATTAAGCGTGACGTTGCCGCTCATGCTGGAAAGGTTCATCGTGCCGTAGTTGACCAGCTTGAACTTGGACGTTGCGGCGCTGAACATGCCATCGATGGTCACGGTCCCGTAGTTAATGAGCGAATTGCCGCCGTTGGCATGGGGGCTAAAGGCGACGCCGCAGTGTGCGAACGTTGCGCCGGCCGGAATGATGATTGAAATATTGGGCTGCATGAACGTCCAGCCACCCGGCGCCGTCCCCCAGGGACACGTCAGGAACGTGGTATTGCCGATAAATTGCCATGTGGCCGTACCAACGGCGGTAAAGCCTTGGATGTTGCCGCTCAGGTTCGCAATCGTGCCGGCACCGCTTTGGACAAGGTTCGCGCTGCCGGAGGGATTGATCCACTTCTGCGCCGTGCCCGAAAAGTCGATTATGCCGCCGCCCTGTAAATCCCAAGAAAACGAACCCGTATAAGTGATTGTGCCAAACGAGGCCATGTTATTGCCGGTTCGCTGATCTACGATCTTGCCAGTGCCGGAGATATTGAACGCGGCCCATGCAATCGCAGCCTTGCTGCCGACGGTGATCGTGCCGCCGCTGAGGTTGACCGTTGTCGCGGTGAATGTGTTCGTGCCGGTCGTCGTCGGGTTCAGGTTCAGGTTGCCCTGCGTCCAGCCCAATACGCCGCCGTTGCCGTCATAGGTGACGCTATAGTTGCCGATATTTACCGTGTCGCTGGAGGTGTTCAGCGGCACCGGGGGCACAACACCACCAGTCCAGGTCGCACTGCTGGACCAGTTGCCCGAGGCTATAGCTGTATAAGTCGTGGCCATTGTTCACCTACGCGGAGAAGATTCGGAATGCGACCTGGTCGCCCGTGTGACCGGGCTGCACGTAAATCTTCGACGGATCATTCGTCGGAATCGAAAAGCCCTCAAAGTTGGCGATAAGCAGAGGCATGTTCGGTTCGTTGGCCGTCGCAGCGGCGCCGATGAAGGCAACGTTCAGATTCTTCGCGGTCCCGTTCGCATCGCATGGCGCGCCGACCCACACGAAACGGCAGGTGGTGATCTGCTGGAATTTCGTCGGGTCAAAGCTCGCGCCGGCCGTGTGCGCCGTGGTGCAAACCCACGTCAGGTTGCTGGCATCCAGCACCGCCTGGCCGACGGTGTAATTCGTGCCGGTGGCCCATGCCGGGACGAGGCGGGCCGACGTGCCGGCGGCGATTGTCGCTGGCGAGAGCCCATTACCAACCAAGTTGCTGATCGGGGCGACATTCACGAGCAGCGCGCCACTGGAGTCCGTCAGCAACTGGACCAGCAGGGCGCCCGTCGCGTCGTCCACCGAAACATCTTGAGATTGGAGCCACTTGCGGGTCATGTGTTAAACATCTCCGACATAAACTTCCATATCGCGGCCGCGGCCAGGGTGATCGCGACGGCCTCCGCCACCCACAACAATCGCGACCAGACGCTTCGCCATTTCATTGGGCTTTGCCGGTCACTTGCCAAAGCCTCCGTTCACGAGCTTCCACATGGCGCCCACGGCCAGGCTCACGGCGGCGCCAACGACAAGCCATAGCAGGCGAGACCGTGCGGTCTGGGAGGTCTCCAGGCGGTCCAGCCGAAGCTGGATGCCAGGCTTGCCGTTGCCACGGATCGCCTCGTCCAGCTTGTCCAGCTTCTGGTGGATCGAGGCGAACTCGCCTTTACACACCTGCTCATATTGCTCGCTTGCGCACATTTACCCGCTCCCTGTCAACTTCGTGTGAATCCGTAGCGTTACGCCGTACTGATCCGATGGCCTGTAAACATCCTCATGGCCCGGGGCCATCACCGTGTACACCTGGCCGCCGTCAGTAATCGTGTCGCCGCGCTGGGGCACAACAACCGCGTCACCCAGCACCAGGTCCGCGGCGACGACCAGGTAATCGCGCGACTCCCACCGCTCAAAGACGCCATAGTCGTTAGCCACCTGGAACGTCGTGCTGCCGACCGTCGCCTGAAGCTGCACCTGCTGGCCGCCGCTCGCGTAGGTCACTGTGCGTGACAGGTACTGCGTCCGCATCCCGGATAGCCAGGCGGCAGCGCTTTGTAGAAGATCGCCCACGGCGGTGCCCTCTACTGGTGAAGCCGGACCTGCACGGTGGTGTCGGCATCGGCGGCGGCACCCACGACCTTGCCGATCATCACGTTGGTGCCAGCCGTCGCCGTGGCCACGTTGTTCACCGGGTCCCAGTACACAGTGATCCCAACAGCCATGCCGCTACCCGCCGCCGTGGACTTGGGGAAGGCGAAGACGCCTTCGACCGCGATCGCGCCAAGCTGGTTCTCGTCGATGAACTTCTTGGTCACGCCGATCAGGTTGCCCTGCTGCACCACGGTCCCCGCGGGCGTGTCCGCCGCCGGGGTGTAGTCAATTTCCGCGCCGTCCTGGATATATTGTGCGTAATTCGTCGCCATGAATGTATGCTCCTACATACTTGCTTGTTGCGAAAAGGCCCGAGTTTATTAGGCTCCGGCGTTCTTGACTCCCGCGCGGCCATCCTGCAAAGCCACGCCAAAATCGTGATAACCGCGGAGTTTGAGACCGAGGTGGTCGAAGTCCGCCAGGGCGGTTTCAATGGTCGGAGACTCCTGGCCATTGAGGAACGCGACCTCGATAAGCGCCAGGTCCTCGGGGTCGGCGAGCAAGTACCACGCCGTGGTGCTGGAGCCGGTGTACTGGGTATTGCCCATGTACCGGCTCACCTCGGAGCGGAACTTCCCGGTGTGCGGGTTGGCCACCGGGTACTTGGTGTTGGCGGTCGTGTCGCGGATCTCCAGCGCCTTGAAAAGCTGGGTCGCCATCGCCGACAGGCCTGTCGGAACCAGGATGATCGAAGGCATGATTCCGATGGGCTTGCCTTGGGCGTCCACCTGGTTAAGGAACATGGTCTCGGCGGCGGTGAGGCCGTCGATAGAGAGGACCGAGCTTGCGCCGCTGATGTAGTTATTCGCCGCGGCAGTGAAGAACGTGGCGTTGTTCAGGAAGATCGTCCAGAACACGTCATTGATCTTGAGGCCGCTGCCGCGCCCCAGCTTCTGCGGCACTGTCGTAATGGCACCCAGGTCGTCATTGATAATGTCCCGGCGATCGACACTTAGGATCAAGCCGTAGGTATCCGCCTTGTTCGTGTATGTCTCGTTCCCCAGCGTCCCATGCTTGAGCTCCCCGCCTGGCGCCACCGGCTGATACTGATCGACGCCGATCAGACGGTAGCTGTGGGCGGTCTTGAAGTCCTTGACGCTGCGGACGGCGCAGATATTCCGCCAGGTCCGCTCGACCGAGAAGAATCCCTTCAACAGGAACTTATTGGCCAGGTTCGAGAGGATCCCGCTCATATCCACGGTCGAGAAGCCGCCCTCGCCGCGAACGTCGCCGTAGGGGTCGGCATAGGGCTCGCCGTAGAATGCCGCGCGCAAAATAGCACGGGTGTCGCGGAATGTGCGGCCGGTGTAACCATTGGCCCACGCGGCCTGAAGCAAGAGCTCCTGGAGGCCGATGCCGCCGCGAAAGTTCTTGGCGGCGACATCGAGTGTCTTTTCGTCATACACCTTCTCGATACCGTCCATGCGCGCTGTGAGCGCCGCAGCCGCTTCGAGCACGGTGCCGGTGACGTTGTTGTCGGGCACCTGCACGTTGGGCGCCTCGGGCCGGTCGCGAAGGATGGCCAGTTCGGTGTCCTTCACATCCCAGTTGTCGCGAATGGCCTTGGCGCAGATGTCGGGATGGTCCTCGCCGCAGAGCTTGCGGATGGCGCCAATCCGATCCAGCTCAGCGGCGGCTTCGATACGCATCCTGGCCACAGGATCGGCCACCATAGTGCCGTCAGCGGGCACGGCTGCGGCCTGGACAGGCGGCGCGGCCGGCGCCTGGGCGGGCTGCGCGGCGGCGGGCGCATCACTGGCAGCCGTCGCTGCCGGCGCGGTGGCGGTCGTATCTTGTGCGGTTTGGGTAGTCGTAGCGGTGTCCGTCATGGTGTCATTCTCCTTGGCCGCAGCGGCCACATTGGCTGAGGTGTTGCCGTCAGCTCCGATATCCACGAACGATATTTCGCCGAGCGTACTTCGCCTGACGACGTTGACTGGGCCTGTAAACTGGCGACCGTTCACCAGAACGGTCTGCCCTTCCTTGATGAAGTCGTACTTCTCCACGCGCGTGCCGATCGACGCCTGCCAGGGGAACCCGTTGCGCGCCCCCGCGACAACCTTGTCCGTGTCGGCACCGGGGATGCTGAGGACGCCCGCGGCCACAAGCCGCCCCGACTCTATGGCGATGGTGCTCGAATGGCCGACCAAACGGTCGGGGTTGTGGCCGACGCGAATGGGACGGTTCTGCGACGGGATGGCAAGCCCCGAGAAGTCCACGACCACGGGGTACCGCCACTGGGCGACCCTCATCAGCCCGCCGGTGTAGGCAACCATGCTGAAGCGCGGCAGCACCGGCGCGGCCGGGTCGGCGCCAGGGACGCCGGCGGCGAGGTCAAACTCCATCGCGGCGGTGAGCTCAAACCGCTCAGGCGGCTTTAGGTTTTCGGTCAGGTTTGGCATTGCGTGTCTCTTGCTCGTCTTCTTGCTCGGTTGGCGGGGCAGGCTCAAGTTGGGGCTTGGCGACCTCGATCGGCAGGCCCAGTTCATTCATCAGGGCCACTTCCTTCGCCCGCTGGCGAAGCTCCGCCTCCCAGTCCTTGCCCTGCTTGGCATATTCCGCCGCCAGCGTGGTGGTATTGCTGGCCAGGCGCTGAGCCTGTGCGACGGCTTCCTTCTGGGGATCAACATGATCGTGGCCGTCCCAGAACCACTGGTGTGGCCATTCCTCCAGGCCGTCGAGTTCCGGGTACACCTTCACCGCCTCTTCCATCCAGGCATCAAGCAGGCGGTCCAGGACCACTCGCTCCAGGTCGGATTGATCCACGCGGATGGACTTGTAGTAGGTCTGGTGATCGAGGCGCCCGGAAGAATAGTTGTAGCCCGAGCTATTGCAGGCCGCGATGTTATAGGGCATGTTCAGGCAGCGGGCGATTTCGTTCAGAATCTCCCGCTTGAACATGTCATAGGTGGTCGAGGGCTGCTCGGCCTTGATCTGCGTGGGTTCCCATCCCTCAGGCCCGAACACAGCCATGTTGGGCTCGAACTCCATCGTCGTCATGGGATCGACTTCAGCCGCCTCCCCGCCCGCCGGCGCCGTCGTCTTCATAAAGATGGCAACGTTGGCCGCACTCTCCGCGGCGGCGATCACCGCCAGTGTGTATCTTCGCAATTGTGCAAAGAGCGGCAAAGCCGGCAGGATGTCCGGCAGCCCGCGGCTTTGCCCGGGCCGATCCTTGCGGAACCAGTGGACCATGTTGGCGGCCGGGATAACCCGGTACTTCAGCGGCATGGTGTGCAGAAAGTCGCCGGGGTGCTGATTGAGGACGTGGTATTCCTTGGGATTCCCGAACTCGTCGAGCACGATTCCGTCCACGAAAGTCGGCGTCGGCAGCGAAAATAGCGGCGTGGTGACCTGATCCGCCTCAATCAGCTTGGTGTCAAGTTTGACCGGATGCTGAAGTCGGCCATTCGTGTGAAGCAGGCCGAAGGCCTCGCCGTCCTGGGCACGGGTCTCACGCATGGTGCGGAGCTTGCCGGGCAAATCGATCGCCTTGGCCCAGGCAGCGAATTCACGTTCAATAAGGCCGTTGACGTTCTTGCCATCGTCATTCGTGCCGTCGCCAAGGAGCATCTGAAGACGCGGGCCTGTGCCGACAACATCATTTGCCAGCGTCAGGACGACGCCCCTGGCGTAAGAGTTGTTGGCTACCTCATAGCGGGCGCGATTGCGAAGGACGCGGCGCACGTCAGGCCTGGCGGCGGCATTGGCCGACAGGAAATCCGCATGCGCCCAGTGGCGCCGGTTCTGCGACGTGGTATAGGCCGAGTCGAACGTAGCACGGATAAACCGCACCGCCGTCCGGGCCGTCTCCTTGACTCGCTTTGTCCAGGGCCACTTCATCTCGTTAGTAACCTTCCGTCGCGCCAGGCGGGACAATCCTTGCCCGCCGGAGGCCAAAGTTGCGTTGCGTCATCGCGTTCTTTGCCGCCAGGTACTTGTCCGCCTCGATCTGATCGCGAAGCGAATGCTGCTCCACGCTCGTGCCGTCCGCCGACGCCTTCGCAGGACCGCCAGCGTTGGTGGCTATCGCGCCAGACAGGTCGTTTGGCGCCGAATTTGTCGAATCGTCTGCCATGATTCACCTATTGGCGGGAGCCGGAATCGAACCGGCGTCGGACGGCTCATGAGGCCATGCTGGGGCCACTCCAGTCCATCCCGCTGCCTGCCCGCCATAGCCTTTTGGCGACGGCGGGTGACAACCATCCGCACGCGCAAAAAGAAGACGGCCGTGCAAGGGTGTGGCCCCACACGGCCGTCATAGCTTTTCGCATCGCACCGGGGATCAGCCGGTGCGTCGCGCGTTTTGGTTGTCTATCCCGGTTCTACTATAGGTTTCAATTCGATCAAGCAGATTTTTGAAAATGAAACAAGATTGTTACGCATCTAGAACCTGTGCCCATTGCAGCCCCTGGCCGACGGTGTCGCCAACAGCAATTCGATCCTCGATACGCACTTTGAAAGGCCTTTTTCGATATTGTGCTGCCAAATCCGCAGCACTCTCCACCCGGCCGCCCGCAATTTTCGTTGGTTCCGACGATCCCGATCCCGGTTTCGGCAAATTTTCTCTCGCCAAAATGGTGATGCCGTCGCCTTCCAGAGGGGGAAACGCCATCCATGCCAGAAGTCTCCATCGATGAACACGGCCACCTTGGCCGTGACAAAAACGATATCGGGCGTCCCCGGTAAACTCCTGACGTGCTTCCTGAAACGCAGGCCCCGCCTGTGGATGGCAGATCGCAACACTCGCTCCAACGAGGTGTCCCGATTTCGCACACGAGCCATGCACATGCTTCGCTGCTCAGGGGTGAGGTTATCAGTCATAGGCCAAGGTTGCCTTCCTGTAGCCGCTTGTGGCGACCCTTGACGGGGGATGTCCGACCGGGTATCCTTCGGGACTTCCGGGGCCACCGGCGCGGCCACAAGGCCATGGGCATTTTATGATGGATGCCTGGTCCGGTGCAAAATAACTTGCGGAGCATCCGATGACCAGGACTTATCTCGCTATAAGCCAATACTCCGAGGGCTCTATCTATCGGGATGTCGTTGGGAAAGTGTACGAATTCCCAAACAAGTACAAGGAGCTGTTGAATAGGCCAAACATCTTCTTCGTGTACTATGAGCCAAAGAAGAAAGGCGCCGGGGCGTACTTTGGCTGCGGACAGATCGGAAACGTTGTCGAGCGGGTCAGTCTCGAAGAGGACGAAGGAGCGGCGCGCCAAAAGATGTTCGTAGCGGAGGTCATAAATTACCGAAGGTTTGCCCAGCCCGTGCCGCTTGAACGCGAAAACGAAGCGCCCAGGGAGGAGATGCTTCACAACAGTGTTCGCGAGATTTCCCCTGAACTCTACAATGAGATTGTTCAGGCCGGAGGCGAGGAGGTTTCCTTTCAAGCCGACGCTCACCTCATGCGCGTCCTCGGCGAGCAACTCATCAGTTCGGAGAGGGTTGGGATCCTTGAGCTCATCAAGAACGCCTATGACGCCGGCGCAAGTCGATGTATTGTTCGAATCGAGAAGGTGCCAGGTTTGTTTAAGCTCAAGCCTGACAGTGACGAATGGGTCGGTTCGCAGGTGGGCCCTGTTATCTCTGTTATCGATGACGGCCGAGGGATGGACAGGGATGCCTTGCTGAACGGTTGGCTGCGCCCAGCCACAACCCTGAAGACTCAAATCAAAGAGACGCTCAAAACTGAGCGGGAAAGGGCACGAGAGCGAGGGACCGAGGAGGCGTTTGAAGCTCTTGTGTTATCGCTCAAGAAAGCCAATGGAGGGCGCCTACCGATCGGCGAAAAGGGCGTTGGACGGTTCGCAACGCATCGGCTCGGACGCAAACTGCTTCTTCTGACAAAAACATATGACGATCCACTGGAATGGGTGCTGAACGTCGATTGGGATCGTTTCGATGCCATCGCCGAAGAAGGTGTCGATCTGGCGGCCGTGGGGTTGAACCTGGAACATCGGACACCGACACAGGATTACGGCCCACGCAAGTCCGGTACGATCCTCAAAATTTACGGGGGACGCCCAGGGTTTGACTGGAATGAGGATAAGCTCAAAGATATCGGTCGGGCAATCGCATGCTTGCGATCTCCGCGGTCCGGGCCTGAAGGCTTCGATGTTGAGTATGATTGTCAGCACGTGGATAAGGGCGATCTTAAGAATCCTTTGCAATTAGCCTTGGCGCCCTTCGTGTGCGATGCGGCGGTCGATGAATCCGGGATGGCCTCTGTGGAGATAGCATTCAAGCCGCCGCCGAGCCTTCGCTTCCCAATGGCAGAACAGAAGTGGAGTTTCGACATCGATCTTCGGTCGAAGCGCGCCGGTTATTGGCACTCAGGTGACGGCAAATATCGTGTCCCGCGTTGTGGGCCGTTTTTCCTTTCTGTTCGATGTTGGCTCCGGCGAAAAGAATGGATTCATGGGGCGGACTGGAAAGAAGTTACAGATTACCTGAGCAATTTTGGGGGGGTGGATGTCTATCGCGATGGATTAAATGTCGTATCGGCGCAGAGTGGCTCCGAACGAGATTGGCTTGAACTCTCCACTCGCCACATCAAAAAGGGAGCCCACATCTCGTATTATAATCTATCGGCCAGCGTCGATCTGGTGCAGCAGGATACACCGCATCTAGTTGACAAGACGAGTCGAGAAGGTCTTCTGGATACTGTACCATATAAAGACCTGTCACTATTGGTTCAGAGTGTTCTAGAAGAACTGGAACTGAAAGTTCGCGAGACTCGTGAAGATTATGAACGGCTTCATACTCAAGGTGTTCCGGGGCCGGAGATAAGCAAGCGGCATGCTGGGCAGCTCACTCGGCTCCTCGCAGCCTTGTCTTCACATTACGATTTCAATGACGATCCGGCCGACTTGATCCCGGCGATTGGTAAAAGCGATGCCCCCGTCGTCATCATCGAGGGTATCAGTGACACCATCAAGCAATTGCGTTCCTCAATTACCCAGCTTGAAGACCAGGTGGAGGGGCTTATTGAAGCTGCTGGATTTGGCCTGTCTATTGGCGTAGCCATTCACGAGATACTCAAGGTCACGACGAGCCTGGCCCTATCTGCGGCGAGCCTATATCGCGCAGTCGGCAAAAACTCACCTTTCCATGAGCAGCTATCCACGATCAAAGCGATGGCTGAGAGTTTAATGAACGAGGCCAAGCGTATCTCGCCTCTGCACGTCACCAGATTAGAGGAAGCCTCGACATTCCAGGTGCGCGATGCAATCCTTGCCGCGATGGGCGCTTTTCAGATGCGGTGGTCGGATTCTTCGATTGATGTGCCAGTGCCTCCTCGGACGCGCAGTTTCGAATTGACGCAACAATTCGGCGTATGTTCTCAAGTCTTTGCAAATCTGTTCGACAACGCCACTTATTGGGTTACCAGTCCTGACAACACAGGAGGCGCCAGAAAGATTTGCACGATGGTTGACCCGGACACACGCTCTGTGATTGTCGCCGACAGCGGCCCCGGCATTGCCGACAGAATCCGTAATCATCTCTTCCAGCCCTTCTACAGTCTGAAGAGCCCGCCAAGTGGACTCGGATTATACATCTGCAAGCATTACATGACTCGCATGAAGGGTGATATTCGCGAAGCGCGAGACACTGAGCGAATGGCGGGACTTGATGGAGCGCAGTTTGTTATTGAGTTTCCCAGAGAGGGGCGATCCTAATGACTACGATAAGCGGCCGTAGCGTGTGGGTGGTTGACGACGATATTCCTGTCCAACAGTTGCCATGCAGTTGCGACGTTGTACGACTTGGTAGGCGACCTGTGGACTCTGCCGAGCTCGTATTATTGACGGAGCAGGACTCGGCATGGGGCCAGGGCGTCGCCGTGAAGGAAGTCATAACGCGCCTAATCCAGGAAAAGGCGCAGGTTCTTGGTTTTACCGATCCCGATGGTGCATTATTGTATCTGTCAGGCGGTGGTTGCCCCCCGGATGTCATCGTATTCGATCTGAAATACCTCAATAAATCGCAAGAGGCCGTTAGAAAATCATTGGCAACCCTGCTCGCCAGCTACTATGTCACGGTTCAGGTCTATACGAATGAGCCTCAAGCCCAGGCAGAAAGCGAGTTGCGGGAACTACGCGAGAAGTTTCCTATGCGTTTGGCTGCTCCCGTGTCCAAAGGAGCTGTGGACGCCGTACATTTGGCTGGCATCCTTGACGAACGCCTAAAAGGAAGCTTGTCGGCTCACTTGGGAAGTCCTGTCAGAAAGACCGCATTGAAGGCCATCGAGTCTGCGCTTGTTCGCATAGGTGACTTACCTCTCGATAGAGTGTTTGGCGTCCTGACCGGTGCCGAACGGAATCATGAGGATGATGAGACGGCCGAGCAGTCGTTACTGGAGTTGCTGTATGTCAAACTGGGTGAAGCCTTGCGAAGTGACCGGGGACTTCAAACGGCTGTCGCCACGGCGTGTGCCTCAAAAGGGATCGACGATTGCGCCGACGATATTGTCGCCACAATTGTATCGCAGATCCGCCGACAGTTTCTCAGTGAAGGATGGCTCCGCAATACGCTTAAGTCGGTTATCGATCTACTTAGGTCGGCAACACGTGCCAACCAGGCCGCGCCTAGGGAGCCGGAGGACTCGGCAGCCAGAGAGTTTTTTGCCTTTCGTGTCTATGACTTGCTGCCGAATGACATGGTTCAATGCGGAGACATACTTCATTTCAGCATCTCGGGGCAAGAGCAGGATGCAATGGTTATCACGCCGCCCTGCGATCTCGACAAGTTTTGGAAGAAAACGAGAGGCGTGCTAACGTTGATTCGCATGCGATCGTTTGAAGACGGATACAATTTGGCCCAAGTGGGAGGCAACAAGTTTGAAATTGGCAACAGCATAACGGCGAAAGAACCGTATATTCTGCCTCCGATTCCTCCATCAAACATGGCAGATTGTTGTATCTTTCCCGGAGAGATATTTTCGTGGTGTCTAACGAAACCGGACGCAGCACCTTCTAAAGCCTCGCTGCCTGTTGAGCAGCTTGAAGCATTGAGCACCCGTTTCGGCGTTGCAGGGCTGAAGCGTTTGGCGAGAGTGTCCGAGCCTTTCCTGTCGGGAATCCTGGATAGCATACATCATGCTGTGTTCCGCATGGGCTTGCCAGATCGCCCCAAGGAAGAATACAAGCGAATTGATGCCCTAAAATCAGTGCAAGCTGCCGCCAAGACCACTACGACTACGACGCCGCCTGCTCCAGGTACCGTCGAACACAAGTCGCCTGCCTCCGAATAAACTCAGGAGGCAATGCGTTGCCGATCATCATCGCAACAGATGTCTTGCCTCTGTCGGCTGGAAATTGATACTTAGGGGGGAACGTCTGCAATAGTGCCGCTTCCCGCATCGTGATGGCTCTGTCCTGTTCTGGATGCAAGAACCGACCCTTTGAGGGATTGAAGCAGCCTCCTGTAAGCGTGGGGGCCACGTCGTCCCAAGCCATCCGGCCATAAACGTCCTTGAAGCCGTCACAGTCTTTGTGGCAGGCTAGCTGCAGTCTCTCGGGCAGGGCGGTCCGGCTGCCGCCGTTCTTTGGAATGTGTTTGATCCGTTCGATAGTCAAAGGCTTCCGATTTTCAGGAAAATCATGAATCGGGTCTCCGGTCGCTCCAGGCAAGGGGAGCGCCGCGATCGTGTGACGCACCGAAACGATGTTCGGCAAGATATCAGCGAAGTTGATCATTCCAAACAGCCCGGCCAATAAAATCAGCCTTTCCCGCCGTTGTGGGACCCCGTATCTCGCGGCGTCAAGCACATCGTGATTGCAAGTATATCCGAGACCCTCAAGTCCCGCACAAAACCTGGCAAACCTATCGTCGTCTCTCAATTCGGGCACATTCTCAAGCATGATCGCCTTGGGAAGCAAACCCTCGGCAAGTCTAGCAAATTCGTCAATCAGGTCGTTCCTTGGATCATCGCTCTTGCGATGCCCGTTCCTGGTACGCATGCTGGAAAAACCCTGGCAAGGCGGGCAGCCGGCGAGCAGATCGAGTTCGGTCTGCCGAAGCCTCAATCTTTGCTTCACGGCGTCAACAGTAATATCTTGAATGTCCTTTTGCCATAACTTGACTTCCGGGTGATTAGCAGAGTAGGCGCTAGCTGCAACGGGGTCTATTTCAATCGCCCCCGTGACCGAAAATCCCGCGGACTTGAGGCCCTGGGTCATGCCGCCGCATCCGCAAAACAGGTCTATGGCAAGATATGAGCTCATCGCGGAAAGCCTTCTATTTTAATTATCGTGTGTTAGTCTAGCAAGCTTAAACTAGAAACGCAGCAAAGAATTGAGGAATTTGGAGGTCGTCTCAGCTATCTGCAACCTGAGCAGTGTCCGAGATCGTTAGTTCCCACGTAGTCAGCCGTTTGCCGCAGTGGCGACATTCCCGGCGACGTAAGAGACGACCGCCAACGGCGCGTCGCGTATAGAGCACTCGCAGGTGCTTGCAGCCACAATTGCGGCATTCGAGGCCACGTCGATCGCCACAAGGATCCCATTTCTTGCGAGTAATCGCCTGATCGCTCATCATTTTCTCCTCAAGTCCTCTTGCGTGTAGCGTTTTCGCTCTCGCCTGGGCGTTGTTTGGCCCGCTTGGCCGATTCCAAGCATGCTTGCGGCGACGGCGCAACCGGTCAGACAGTCCAGCCAGTGGTTGTCAGGTTTGCTGGGCAAGAGCGTCCACTCGTGGACGGTCCGGCCGTGGCCCTGAGTGGTGGTCCAAGTCTCGCTGGCAGCGATGTGCTGGGCGAAGAGTTCGTGCTCGCGGGGCTGCCCAAAGAGCGTGAGGGCGCCAGCGTCGCCGGCGGAGGTGGCGAGGGCGGTGTGGGCGAACGTTTTCCAGTAGTTTACGTCCGAGGCCACATGTGGGAACTCGGCTGTGCGGTTGACGTTGGGGATGTACCAGTAGTGGCCGATGGTCTCGCCGGGGCGTCGGGCGTAGCTGCTCATAGGTTTGGAGCCTGCCCGCAGCCCAAGCCCCTTGTAGAGCATCATGGCCGAGCCACCTGCCTTGTGCTTGACGGCGGCGACGATACCCGGCTTGTAGCCCATGTCCACGAGCAGCCGGTCGATGCGCATCAGGCCGGCACCGCGTTTGAAGTCCGTGGCCAGGGATGTCGAGACCAGTTTCTCAAGGCCTGCCTGGATGGCGCCATCCTGGCCGGCGCCGGGGAACGTGCGCCCCAGCGTCTTGCGGGCGCCGTCGAGGGAGAAGATTCGATCGTTTTGTTCCGGAAATGTGCCGTAATCGATCACGAAACCGGTGAAGTCTTCCTGCCAGGCAACAACACAATAATACAACAGCTTGTTGTGGACATCGACGAACATGGTCAGCTTCGTGCAGGCCAGCGGCACCTCGCGACGCTGACGGCCGTTGGCCTTCTCGCAGACCATCTGCACCGTTAGCAGATCCTTCCGTAATTCCGACGGCTTGAGCGGTTCGTTCTGGTATTCGGCGAAAAACGCACGCTCGTTGTCGAACTTGAGGTTCATCGCGTGCTGGATCGCGCTGATCTCGCCGCGGGAGACCAGGTATCGTGCCGGCCAGGCCGCCACCGCGCCGGCGTCCATCTCTTCACGGCGGGCGAGGTAGAACTCCGTAGCTTCGTGGCCATCGCCATCGGCACGAAGACTTTCATCGCGGATGCGGGCATATTCCGCCCAGAGCTTGTCGGCTGCGGGGAAACTGTAGAGCAGCTTCGTCCGTTCGCCGTGCCAGGATGGGCTCTTCTGGCGGTCAAGAAGTTGGTCGGCCAGGTCGCCGCCCTGGATCACCGTGCATGGAATGATGATCGCCGTCCGCAGGCTGGGGCCGGCCAGCCCCTTAATGGCGCCATTGACGATCGACAGCCGCTCCGCCGTCTGGAGCATCGAGTGCGCCGACTGGTCCGTCTGCGGGTCATCGCACACCACCAGCGTGGGCCGCACCTGGCTGCCGTCGCTACGGACATACAGGGCACCACGGATGTTGCCGGTGATTCCCGACACGCGGATGATCGAGCCGGAGCAACGGCTGCCGGGGATGGTCGGCATGACGATCTCGTCCACGCCCCAGCCGATCCGCGTGGGGATGCCGTAGTACCGCTGGCCGGTGCAGCGCCGGGCCTCGCCCTCCAACAGGCGGATCGGGTAGATCGCTTCCGGGTAGTCGGCCAGCAGCAAGTCGTTGCCGATCATGTGGCTCTTGATGTTGGCCAGCATCGAAAGTGCCGATTCCTGGGCGCTTGCTATCAGGAACACGAACTCGTGCTGCCCCGACAGCACCGCCCACAGCACAGCCACCAGGCAAAGCGTGGTTTTGCCGCTGCCGCGGGGCATGGCCACCGCCAGCGTCTCGCGATATCGCACCACCCGCTCGATCTTGGCGATCACGCGGAGGTGATCCTGCGACCATGCCAGCGTGAACAGGTGGGGAAAGTACGTCTCGCAGAAGAACTTGAAGTCACGGTCGGCCCGTGCGCGGCGGGCGCTTTCGCCGATCTTCGGCAAGGGCGCAATGTCCTGCCCAGCCAGCGTGATGGCTGCGGAACGCGCCTTGGCACGATCTTTTGTTTTCTGGTAAGCCCGCGAAGCTTGTGCGTGCTGTCTCATGCTTAGGATTATCCCTAGGTGTCAAGCCTCGGACCTCGGTAACCGCTTGCTGTAACAGCCGCCGTCGGTTAGTATTCGCTAAGCTTCAGGCAGTTGTTCCGGCGGACGTGGGTTAGCACGAGGCGAGTTCTGGGGAATTGGCGGCCATATGTCCAAAATACGACTGGCGTTCTTCGACATGGAAGGCACTATATTTCGACAGGCGGTGTCGAGCTCCGAAACTACTGTTGCGCCAAGCGCTTGGGTGGCAATTGCCCAGCGCCTGGGGCAGGATGCTTATGAAGAGGAACTGCAGACCCAAAAAAGATGGAAGAGTGGAGGGTACAGGTGCTATCTCGACTGGATGCAGGACACCATTTCGATTCACCAGAAGTATGGATTGCGTCGAACGGATTTTGAAGACATTTTATCACATATCGATTTCATGCCTGGCGCCGCGGAGCTGTTTGGCGCCTTCCGTGATCGTGGCGTCCCCACCGCCTTGATCAGCGGCGGCTTTAAGTTCCAAGCTGATCGGGCGGTTGCCTTCCTTAAGATCCCTCATGCTTTCGCATCTTGTGAGTACTTTTGGGATGCTAACGGCCGCTTGTCCCATTGGAACCTTTTGCCAGGCGACTATATGGGCAAGACTCATTTTATGCGAATGCTTGCCGAGGAGTACGGGGTGCCTATTGAGGAGTGCGCCTTCGTCGGAGATGGGGAAAACGACAGTCGGTTAGCCCAGTTGGTGGGAGTATCTGTCGCCTTCAATGGGGCACCAGAGCTTGTTAAAGTGACGACACACAGCGTCTGTCAACCCAGGGGACAGGAATCATTGGCACAGCTTCTTGAGATATTGGAATTGCGAACATGACCGATAAGAAGACCCAAAAGAAACTTTTCCGTATGGCCATGAAGGCTGCCACGAGATCTTACTCTCCCTATTCGAATTTTGCTGTTGGCGCCGCGGCCCTGACGAGTAACGGTTCGATCTTTCTGGGAACGAACGTTGAGAATGCCTCTTACGGGCTCACACTTTGCGCCGAACAGACGGCAGTTGCTAATGCGATAGCAAATCGGGGCGGCAAGATCGCAGCTGTGGCTGTGTATTGTGCCAAATGTGAGATCACTCCCTGCGGAGGATGCCGACAATTCATAGCAGAGTTCGGGCCGAAGGTTGAGGTAATCTACATGGCAAACGGCGAGCTGGTGTCGCAGTTTATCTCCGAAATGCTGCCTTCCGCATTTACCAAAAAGGATTTGGAAAAATGAGATGGGGATTATTGAAAAGGCCTTCCTTTTGGGTTGGGTTGGCTATTGCCGTAGGAGCAATTGTTATAGCGGTGGCTAAGCTGGATACCGACCCGCATTGGAAAATAGTCATTATCGGTGCGATGGGCGTTCTCTACTTGCTTTCTCAGTATTTCAACGTGTCCTATCTTTCAAAAGCTGACGCGAAAGAGCAAGTGCAGATGCGGTTGGAATGCGTCAATTCACTTAAGCATCTCGACCCGACTCAGAATTTGCGTGCCAACATATTCATATTCAGCAAGAAGAGCAACTCATATCATATCATTCACCAATACAACATGCAGACCGACAGCGACAAGGATGTCGAACTCCCCAAAGGCGAGGGATGCACCGGGCGCGCATGGACATCGAGAACTCAGGTGTGGGGTGATAAGGGCCAGATTCTCCGATCAGGCGATCATCGTGTGCCTGAAAACCAGGTATCCAAGATAAGGCCTGATCTTGAGTGGGTCTGTAGCACTCCCATTTTCGATACGAAGCGCCGTGAGGTGGTGGCCGTAATCAATTTCGACGGCAATAAGCCGATGGATCCGAAACAGCAGCAAGTCGTCATGGAACATGCAAACCGACTGGCGCATGAGTTGGCTTGCGTGTATGCACGCATCGGGAAATTCGTTTAGGCCAGCCTCATTCTTGTCCAAGATTTCGCTCAACCAAATCGAGAAGAAGGCCAAACGCCGTGGCCGTGTTTTTGACGCCTGCCTGTTCCTTGGCGATGGTCAGGGCGTCGAGCATGCGGTCGTAGTCCGCGCGGCGGTTGATCCAGGTGCGGTCGCCGGTGGCCTGCTCCATGATCTTGGCGAAGAGCTTTTCTGCCCGCTCGACTTCCTCGGGCAGGAAAGCAATCGAGACGATACGGTACTCCAGGCCCTTTTCTGACAGCGGGTCGAGGTCTGGCGGCTCCATGCGGCCCAGAACCACGTCATCGAGGCCGGAATATTCCTTCAGGGCCACGTCATTGATCTCGTCATAAAGCTCGCGCAGGATGGCCAGGTCATCCTGGCCGGCGATGGCATTGTGGGCAAGCTGTATGGCCACCTGCTGGGCATGGCTGAGCTGGCGGTCGCTATAGAGGACCAGCACTTCCGCCAGCCCGGCATCCTTGGCGGCCTTGACGCGATGATTGCCCGAGAGGATCGTGTAGCGGTCCTCCTGCGGCGTTGCACCGGCGTGGCGGATGGCAAACGGCACGCTGGTAAGGCAGCCGTCGCGCCGGATGTTCTCCACCAGCCGCTTGTACTGCTCGACCCGCATGAAGCGGGCGTTCTTCTCCAGCAGCTCGCACTGGCTGATCGGCACCATCGCGATCCGCAGGCTCGACGCCGCGAGCTTTTCGTTGACGCGATCCAAGCCGTGGGCGGCCGGCTCCGTTGATTCACTCACCTTGTCGCATGATTGGCTATCCACCATTGGAAGCCCTCCTGTAGGTTCCACCGCCCGGCGGGGCCCAGATAGTTCACCTTGCCCTCAGTGCGGCTGTGTACGTCGAACATGCCCCGGTACTTCATCGACACCGGTTTGTCGGTGAAGGCCGTGGTGCCGATGGTGCGGATGCGGGCACAAAGCCACTGCTCCAGGTCGGCCTGCACCTCCTTGCTGACCACGCACGCCAGGATCAGCTTGGAAAGCCGCTTGTGCGGCGTGGGGCGGACGGCGAAGTCCGACAGCAGGTAGAGGTCGCATGGCAAGGGGCCGCGGGGCAACGCGAACGAAAACGCGCCGACCAGCTTGCCCGCCGACAGCACAGCGTAGTTGCGCGGGGCGTCGCAAGGGGTGATATGTTGGGCCAGATACTGGGAGCGGATGGCGTTCATCACCTTGGCATCGATGCGCGCGACCTGGATCGGCTCGATAACTTCATCCGTCCGCGGGGCCCAGGGATTGTGGCCGACCTGCTGGCGAGCGGTGGCCAGGCGATGCGGGGCGCCGTCGCTGTACATGAACACCGGCTTGGAGAGCATGGAGGTCTGGACTGTGGCGACATGCTGGCCGACCAGGGCCGGCTGCTCGGTGTCGCTGGAGATCATCCAGTGGCCAAAGCTGCGCACGGTCTGGCTGAACTGCTCGAAATCTTCGGGGCTGAAGACCTGGTAGCTAGGGCGGGGCCAATCGAAGATCGCGTCCAGTTTCTTGTAAAGCCGTTCATAGCCGCCCTTGTAAGTGGGCGGGAAGCTGATGCAGACGGCGCCCTTGTCGGCGCCAGCCAGGAATTCCCGGCAATCGCCCGCGAAGTAAGACGCGATGGACATACCAGCCGTCGCCTTCTTGACCCGTTCGCTCGTCTGTGCGTGAAGCTGGGGCCATTTTCGGCGGTATTCCTCGCGCATCCGTTTGGCGTAGGCATTGTCGCCGCCAACCTTGAGCATCTCCCCGGCCAGCAGCAGTGTGGCGATCGTCGCCGGGCCTGGG